CGGTATCTGATACGGAATGTCGGTGTGGATGACCTGATGTTGTGGGGAAAAAGCCAGGCGGTTACTCTTAAACAAGCAGATTGCGAGGGCGCTTACCAAATCAAGGTTGATTTTGATGCTACTACCCCAGAATCACGGGGCAACAGGGCGTTGGTAGGACAACGGTTGCGCCAGGGCGGTAGTATCTCACAATACACTGAATTGAAGGAATGGCAGAACAATGAGAACCCGGAAAAGGAAATTACCAGGATAAACGCCGAGTCCATTCTTAAACACCCAGCCATTCAGCAACACATAGCGGTCGAGGCAGTAAGGGAACTCAAGGGGGAACAGGCCGCTTTGATGGTGGAGCAAATTATGGCTGGAGGTCAAGCGGGTGCGGAAAGGAAAGCCGAATCAACCGGTATTCCTGTCGGTGGCATAACAGAAAGCGAAGTACCAGAGGATGTTCTCGCCCAGGCTATCGGTCGGCGGCAACAAGCATTAGGAGCGCAAGGATATGCCAAGCGATAAGAATTTACTCCGAGGTATGGTGCATTCGCTGGTTACTGATACGATTAAAGAGGTTGTATCGGGGCTGTCGGCTTTTGATGTGCAACCAAAACTGGACGACAAGAAAATCAAAGATGCAATCCTTAATTTAACACCAGAAGGATTGAATAAACTTTTTACTCAATACGGGATAAAGGATGTTACGAGCTTCCTGAATGAGTTCCGACAAGGTAAGAGATGGTAAGCCATGTCCTTCTCAGCCATAGGTAGTTGACACTCGTGGTAAAATATTCCTGATTGATACTATGGTGGGAGGGCGGCAATGAGATGCTTTCTAATTTCACTACTTCTCTTGGTAGCCATGGGTTTAGTGGGGTGCAGTTCGGCTGGAGCCATTCAAACAGAGCAACAGGCAATATCCCAAGTCCAAATTCGCGGGATTCCACATTACTTTTCAGATGCTACACCAACGGGGCAGTGGTCTGCCGTAATAAACGGCGATAAGTCTTGGGACATCCGGGGGGAAGTTCGGATTAAAGAGACAATACAATATGCCACTGGCGGAAAACCTGCCGTTGTAGAAGACCGATATTATATCAGTACTTGGAAACTTTCTCCCTTGAAAGCAGAGACATATACTCTTGCACTTGTCTCGTTTAACCCACCACGTCCCAGGCCGATAGGCCCGTCAGGACCAAAAGTGGAATGGAAGCAAGTAAAATAGAAAACCCTAAAGAGGGGCTTAGCCCTTCCATTAGAACAAAAAAGCTAGGCAAGAAAGCCTTTAGGTCAAGGGTGTTAAAGACTTCCTGCCATATATACTATCCTGCTCTACTAGATTTGCACTAGGTGCTTGCTGGTGCGATACCAGGCTCAAGTTATGAATTTCCAGAAGTAAAACTCCAACAGTTTCTTGAATTGTTTTAATTCACTGTAGCCCTTAAAGCTGAAAATGTATTATTTGTAACACGGAGGCGATAGTAAGATGGCTGACCAAATAAATTTTGATACTTGGGCAGGGGCTGTCCCTGGCCCTGGTGGATTTGGGGCTGGCCCCGGTGGTTGGGGTGGCGCACCATCACCCACCGGCTTTGGTGATTTTATAGTATCTGCTCCCTGGTCTGCTCCTGAAGCTAAAGCACCAGCCATTACACCCAAAATGCCTACTTCGGAGAAAGTAACAGTACCAAGGCCGATGACAGTTGCAGAGTGGGGTAAACCCGGGGCTAAACCCGAGGCTAAAACTGTGGTTCCTGAAGAAAAAGAACAGGTGGTCTTACCACCCGATGCGGAGAATTGGACAGAGGCAGAAAAAGCATTATATCAATCTTATTCACAGGAAGATAGGGAAGCATATCTTGCCTCGACTAACATTGCAAGATTTCAGTGGGCACAGGGTACAGCTAATAAGATAGAGTTATTCGATGCGAAGGGCAATCCCCTTGCTCCCAATGCAATATATAATCCTAACGCCGATGTGAGAGTTTCTTTCACATTCCCCGATGGAACGAAGTGGGATGCCACATTGTCCTATGGTGACTGGCTTGGAATATCCAGAGGTCTATCGCCCGAAGTGGCAAAAGAATGGATGTTTGGCAGGGTAGGTGAAGGAGGAAAGCCAAAGGCAGAACAGGCTTTGCCGACATTACCCCCGGAAAGTGACACATCCTGGCAGGCCCAGGTTGTCAGGGAAACATATAACTACTATTTGAACCAGTTAAGGGAAACTGGCCGGGCACCTTACACTGACGAATTTTGGGCAATGGTCAATGACCGCTTAACCAATCCTACTCCGCAAGATATAAGCCTCTGGGGTAGTAAAGGCCCTCAACTTGGTGCCGTCCCCAAGAAGACGGTCTTGCCCGATTGGGCAGACCGGGTGGGGGCTTATGGGGTTAATGTTTCTGAGACTTATCCCTATGTCTCACCTGTGGCAGAAAGCCATTTGAGGGCAATCCCACTTGACCTTCTCCGCCAGATGGCCGATTGGCTTGAGACAAAAGGTATCTCCTGGAGTGATTATCTTGAGATGTGCCGGGCCTATTATGAGGGCGCGGGCCCCGGCCGTGTTTATTGGGGTACACCAAAACAGGCGGCAGTGTGGTGATAGAAAATGACTTATGATTTGCTCACTGGTAGATTACTGAAACCCAGGGAAAGTCCCAGCCGTCTTAATCTGTTTGGGACTCAGACAACTCAAGCGCCGACGAAGACGGCCTGGGATATGATGGCTTCAAGCTATCAGGGTGATATGCCTCTTACCCTGAAATACGCCAACGGCCAAACGGTAAAGGCATATGTCAATACGAAGGGCGAAGTCTGGTCTGGTAATCAGATGCTTGGGACCTATGACCGAACATGGCGTGTTTATACGCCGAGAGCCAAGGGATTGGGAACACAACTTGCCGAAAAGGGCAAAGAACTGGTGAGTTTGGCTTTTAAGCCCTTTGAGTATTTTCAAGAATATGTTGCGAAACCTTTTGCTGTGGGTGTAACAGCGCCGGCATGGACAAAGACCTGGTGGGAATCAAAGACACCTGAAGAGCAAGCGGCATTGACGGCTCAAGGGTTAAAACCCGGAGAATTGGGGGCACAAAATGCGTGGGAATTTACAAAAGGCTTTTTCTCAAAGCAGGGAGAATTCCGTCAAGCCTATGAGAAGTGGCAAGCTCCGAAGTTCGTCAAGGGGGCAATAGAAACCCTGCCTTGGTTCATTCTGCCATCATTTACTAAGATAGCAGACCTTTTAGGTGGAGCGGGTAAGGTTGGTGCGGTTGCCGCCAAAGGTTTGACACCCTATGTTCTTCTGGAAAAGGGCATGGAAAAGGTTATCAACATTCCCATCAAGGCTGGTGAAAAACTGATTAAAAATATCAGTCTGATTAAGAAGGTTGAGTTGCCTTCTCTGGCTCCAAGCGAAGCTATCACCGCAGAAATACAACAACTTCACCCAGAAAGACTAAGAGGTTATGGCAAGGTTGGCCTTCCTTTCATTACCGCTACTCAAGTTCAAAAAGCGGAGATTGCCCAGAGAGTCGAGCCACTATTCAGGGCGATGGAAGTTGAGAAGCGGTACATTGAGGAAGTCTCTGGTAAGGCTATGGACAGGGGAGTGTCTACTGTAGCCAGATTGGGAGACCCTAAGACCTTGTTCCAGCTTGATGATAATATGGTTGTCAAAGCCGCCCATATTGTGCCTAAGACTGAGGGCGCAAGCATGGGCATTTACGATGTTCTGCGTAATCCTTCGCAATACCGATGGACTGGGGCGAAGGGCAGAGAGGCACGAATCTGGGCAGAACAACTCTATCAGGTTTACGGTGGTCTTGACGAGTTTACTACACGATTTGTCAAGAGAACACCTGAAGGATTTGGAAGAACCGAGGAAAAGTATGTTCACTCCCAGGTAATCGCCAAGAAAGACACTGAGACGGGCAAAGTCTTGTGGTCGACTGACCTTTATCCTGGTGGGGCAAAGGGTGGGCTCGCCTCATCCTTTAAGTTGCCAGTATTCAAAACGCAGGCTGAAGGCATTAAGGCTGGGTATGTTTATGCTGACCCCCTCCAAGCTCTGGCCGTTGACATTAAGGAACGATATAACATGGCGATGTTTGACCGGATGGAGCAATATGTAAAGCCATTGACGCAGACGGGGAAAGAACGAATCAGCCAGGATATTCTCGACCAAGTAAAGTCTTATGCACGGGAGACAAAGCAGTTAAGTTTTATCAATGACCGCCTTAATCGTGTCAGGCGTGGTGAAATTCTGCCCTGGCAAACTATGAGAGCAATTGAAAGTATCTATCCTGATGCTGGCCGAGCTATCCGATTCCAGATGGATAAGAGAGCCGCAAAGTTTACTGACCTGCAAAGGCACGCTTTTGAATTAGAAAACAGGTTGGCGGCGGAGGTTGAAGCATCGGCACGGATGACTGAACCTATCGCTGGGGGGGTTGGCAAGAATACCACGATAGCAATTGGCTCTGACCCACTCAAACGGTATTCCTTTAAGTTCGAGGTCATTGATGCAGACAAGGCAATTACCTCACATACCAGCACTTTCACGGCTAACCCGGAGTATCCCAAAGATTTGCAGGCCAGATTGAGAGAAAGGGCGGCACCGAGAGAGCAAATAGAACGTATAGCCAGAGAACTCGACCCTGACGCCTTGCTGGTTGATACCCACCGGCTTGATTCGGGGCCGATGATTCTCGGTGCCGACAACATAGTGGAAAGTGGCAACGGGCGTATCATGGCTGTCAAACGAGCCATTGAGGGATACCCTGAACGCTATCAGGCATATCGGCAGCGTCTTGAGAATACGGCAGAACTTTACGGATTGAAGCCTGAAGATATAAAGAAAATGAAAAACCCAGTGCTGGTTCGGCGCAGAATCACGGAAGTGCCAAATAGGGCTGAGTTTGCCAGGGAAGCCAACCTCAGTGTCGCTACTCAGATGAGTCCTGTGGAACTGGCCTTTGCTGATGCCCAGTATATCTCCGAGGAATCGCTTGGCGGGTTGGTCATTGAAGGTAAGACATCTTTAACCGATGCCTTACAGGATACAGCCAATGCTAGTTTTGTGGCTCGCTTTATGGCGAATATCCCTGTTGTGGACAAGGGACAATTTCTGACCAGTACAGGGTCGTTAAGCAAGGTCGGGTTGGACAGGATAGGCAATGCCATATTAGCAAAGGCTTTCCCCGGTCGCTTCGGTTTGAGACTTGCCGAACTGAATATTGAGGCTACCGAAGTTGCGTCAAAGAATGTCATTGCTGGTCTCGCTGGTGCTTCTGCTGACTTGGCGAAGTTGACCAGCGCTATAAATCGAGGCCAACTGAGTGATGACTACCATATAGCGCTTGACTTGGCTGAAGCCTCCGACAGATTCATTCGCAATAAACTCAGAGGCTTGCCGATTGAAGGCGCGATGCAACCAGACCTCTTTGAACCAGTCGCTACCCCAATTCAGCAGGCTTTGATTAGAGCGCTGGATAAACATTCTCGGTCATCGGTGGCGGTCAGGGATTTTATTAGGCAATATACTCAACAGGCTTTGGGGCAACCTGCGGCTGGACAGGTCTTGATGCCAGGATTTGAGCGACTTGGTAGGGAACAACTGTTAGGCAAGATTCTGGGAGAGAAGATTCCAGAATCGCCAGTATTAAAACCTGTAGTTCCGATTGTGGAAAAGCCAATAGTTGCGACAGAAGCAATCATCCCTAAAGCCGAGCCTTGGACCGTCGGTACGAGGGGTAAGGTTATTAGCTTTTATGCTGATACACCTGTTGGCAAAGAAGGTGAAGTTGTAAAGTCCTGGACAGTGGCAGCAGGTACACATAAGGGGCAGGTTTATGCGACACTTGATTTTGGGGCAAACTTATCTGGTCAAAGGTTAAGAAGAACCTTTCCAATCGAATCGCTTGAACAAATAGAACCAGTAATTCCCAAAGCCGAAGCTGGTATGCCAGAGGTTGCGAAGGTAACTGAACAGGTTATACCTCCAAAGCCAACTAAAGCCATTCCAGCCGAGCCAGAGTGGACGTTAGGAAAACTTATAAAAGATGTTAAGGCTCGTCTTACGGGTCTTAAGGCCGAAGCCAAAGCCTTTGTGCCTATCTATCGGGAGGCCAGAGAAAAGGCATATAAGGCCGCCTTTAGTGAAGGTCGGGTGATTGATGTACCGCGCTGGATGAGCCGGATTGTTCCCGATAATACTGAGTTAGGTATTCCTGGCCGAGAAATAGCCAGACGGATAGAGAAAATAATGAATCCCGAGAGAGCGCCGAAGATACTCACAAAGTTTGGTCATATCTCAAGGGGTTTGATTACTTTACAAGCTGCACTCGATACTTCACTTCTGTTTATGCAGGGTTCACTTGTGTTGGGACATGATGTGGCACAATGGGCGGAAGGTAGGAAATCTTCTGGCTTTTACAACTTAGCTAAGGAAATGGTCAAGTCCATGTGGAATCCCAAGTATCAGGATGAGTTCATAGCTTCTAAAGTCACGAATGACATGATAGAAAGTGGACTGATAGTGCAAAAGGCGGTGGACTATCTGAATCCTGACGACATTGAGACTCTAATGAGAAAGGGTGGCAAGGTTGGTGGTTTCTTCGGCAATATTTTCAAGGGGTCTTATGGCCGTGCCGGTGCCGGCTTCGGTAGTGGTTCTCTTGCCGCCAGGGTAACAATCTTCAACCAGATGAAAGAGAGTTGGGTGGCCGAAGGTCACAGCCTGGTAGAATTAGCTGAGTTTGCCAATAAGATTACTGGGGTTATCTCGTCAAAGGAACTTGGAGTGAGTGCCACAAGGCGGGCAATTGAAAGCGCCACACTGTTCGCTCCGAACTACACCAGGGCTTATCTGATGGTTGCCAGGGATGTTTTCAGGGGCAATAAGACAGCCAGTGAGGTCAGGAAGGCATTGGCTGGTATGACGGCGGCGGGTGTTCTCGGCTATGTAGGTCTATGTGAGATGATTGGTCAGGAACCAAAACTTAACCCGGCCCCGAAAGACCTGGGGGGCGATGGTGCTGACTTTATGACCTTTAAGATTGGCAATTCCACTATTGGTGTTCCGGGTTTCTGGTATTCGGCTTTGAGAATGATGGCGGGCGTTACTGCGGCCGCGCAGAAAGACCCCGAAAGGTTGTTAAGCCTTGATTCTAGCAAGAATGATTTTCTGAAGTTCTGGACTGGCCGGTTATCACCTTTGATGCAAGTCGGCAGGGAGATAATTACCCAGAGGGACTTTATGGGTCGCCGGTTGAAAGACCCCGGCGATTGGGTGAACGAACTCGGCAGTCAATTTCTGACCTTCGCCGCACAGAATCTTGTCTTGACTAACCCCGGAGAGGAACAGGACAAGGGTATCAGGTTTGGGGCAGAAATCTTCGGCCTTCGAACTTTCCCTACAAGCGATTGGACAAAATTGAAGGCTCTAAAAGAGCAGTATGCCAAGACAGATTTTGACAAGCCATTCGACCAATTGAATCAGGAACAAAAGGATAAGCTACTGGCGGGACATAATGATTACAAGTTACTGAATGAGCAGGCCAAAGAACTCGCCATTATGGAGAGCGGGGAGGATGTAGACATTCAGATAATGCAGGTCAGGAAGACAGCCGATGCTATTTACAATGCCGGGGTAGAGCAAGCGGCACAGAGTTTACTTCAAGGCGGAATGACTTACAGGGATTATCTGGATGCTGAAGCCAGTCTTCACAAGGTCTATAAGGGAATGAAGTTTGCTATCAATGAAATCAAGAAGTATGACCCGGCAATTGAAAAGTCGCTGACGAACTATCTTGAGAATAGACAGCCAGAGGATAAGGCAGTTGACGAGTATTGGGATGAAGAAACCGATGAATTACGCCAAGCCTACCTGAATTCTCTTGATTCTCAAACGAGAACATATGTGCAAAGAAATAGGGATAGCTGGGTAAATACACTACCGCCAACAGCGCAGAAGCTGGCGCGGCTTCAGGTGGCTGGTCGGGATATTGTTCAAGAGTATTATGCCTTGCCACAAGGGGCCGAGCGACTAAAATATCGCCGGGCTAATCCGACTGTGGATGCGTGGTTGCTGGTGATGGGCCGGGTGACAGATGCACAAACGCAGATGGCAACCACTTATGCCCAGCAATTGCTTCTGCGGTATGGTTTGCCAGGTACTTTAATTGGGGGCAGTCTTTTGGCTTCACTTGCGACAAGCCAAACTCAGGCACCAGGGATAGGCAAGGTCGTTTGGACTAAAGTGAGATAACGGTTATGACAAAAGAGGAAGAGGCAATCATTATCACTGAGCACAATGGCCTGGTGGCATTTGAGCATCAGCACTGTTTCTGTACCTATACCCCAGAAGGTATTTTGTGTTGTTCTATCTGTGGTGCCTTGTTTTTGATATTCATTCCTATTCTGACCGTCTGAGGATGGTATAAGGTTAGGGGATAGAGCCTGCTGAAAGGCGGGCTTTTTCTATTCCAGAAAAAGGAGGTTAGCAAAAGTTTATGCCAGACACAAAAGAGAACCCACCTGTGGAAACTACCAAAGTTGAAGGGCAAGACACAACCGAAACTCTAGGTGCTGAGGTACCGAAGGTCTCGACTGATGTAAAGCCCCCACCTGCGGAGAGTGAACGCAAGGAGGATTGGGAGCAAAAGTACAAGACACTTCAGGGTACACACAGCAAAGTCATTGACGAGCTTAATGTACTCAAAAGGGTGCACTTGGACTTTGGAGGTCTTTCCCAAAAGCTAGACGGCTTTGAACAAACGCTCAGTCTTGTTTTGGAAACCGTCTCTTCCAGTTTCGAGGGAACCGAGGAGCTAAAAGAGAAGGCGGAGAAGATAAAGGTTGAGCGGGAAAAGCAGGCCAAGTTGCAGGCTGACCAGGCGCAAGCCTATGGACGCATCAAGACAGTTTTTGAGACTGCGGGTTTAACATCCGAAGACCCTAAGCTGAATGATGCGAGAGAGGCTTTTAACAAAGGCGACTACGAAAAGGCGTTTAACCTGACCGTAATTGCTTCGGTTGGCCAGAAACCAGCGAAAGCTGAAGAGAAAGCAACTGAAGAGAAAAAGGAAAAGACTGAGGCTCCGAAGGGAAAGCCAGCCGCTAATCTCAAGGTGATGACAGGTTCGCCAGCATCCAAGTCACATGACGAATTGTCATCTGACGACAAGATTAAGCTCGGGCTGGCTGAAGTGAGGCGTAAGCAGAGCTAATCCCAAGAAAAAAGTAAAAACGGAGGTAAAAACAATATGGCAATGACACTTGTGGAAGCTTCGAAGCTATCCAATGATGTCTTGCTTGAGGGTGTGGCCGAAACTGTCGTTAAGGAATCTGCGGTACTGGCAAAGTTGCCCTTCATCGAGATTGTGGGCAACGGCTTGACCTACAACCGGGAAAATGCCCTACCAACTGTTGACTTCTATGACCCTGGAGACCCCTGGGCTGAGTCCACGCCGACCTTCACGCAGGCGACTGCTGTCTTGAAGATTATGGGTGGCGATGCCGATGTCGACAACTTCCTGAAGGCGACCCGCTCCAATATCCAAGACCTTGAGGCGGCAGTTTTGGCGATAAAGGCAAAAGCTCTCAAGAACAAGTTTGAGGAAATATTCCTCTACGGCAATGCGACCACATATCCCAAGCAGTTCACCGGGCTAAGGATGCTCGTTAATACGACCGTTGCCAGTGACCAGGTGATTGCCTGCGGTGCGACTGGTGCGGCGCTGACCCTTACCCTGCTTGACCAGCTTGTTGACCAGTGTCGGCCGGGTAAACCTGATGCTCTTATTATGAGTCGGCGTTCAAGAAGGAAGATAAAGAACCTGACCAGGGCGGCGGGCTTCAACCTGGAAACGGACCGCAATGAGTTCGGGATGTTCATAGATGTGCTGAACGGCATCCCGTTCTGGGTGAGTGATTTCCAGCTGGATACGCACACTCTTGTTGGTAGTGTGGAAACCGCTACCACTGGGGCAACTTCTTCAGTCATCTATGCGGTAAAACTGGGTGAGAGTGGTCTGGCTGGCCTGACATCTCCTGGTGGCATGACAGTTGAACCTGTTGGCTCCCTGGAGACAAAAGATGCTACCCGAACCAGAATCAAGTGGTATGTATCTATGGCTCTCTTTGCCGTAATGTCAGCGGCCGCTCTAATCGGCGTAACAGACTAAGAGGAGGCTTCTGGGGTGAGCCTTTTAATCACCCCCAGTAATTTTTTAAGGAGGCTAACAATATGGCGGTTACTGCTCAGAGAACAGTGTATGACTTTGCTGAAGCCCTTGATGTTCAATCCGAGGGTACAACGGTTGTCAATGTATGGGCCATCCCTGCCGGGACTCTGATTGAACGAGTCATTGCGGTGGTGAAAACCGTAGGCACCGGCACAGCCAATGTCACGGTCGGAGATGATGATGATGCCGATGGGTTCATTATCGCCTACGACCATACGTCTGCTGTCGGCACCGTCTTTGGCGATGTAATGGCTGAGGTGGGTGCATACCTGAAGATGGCCTGCGGTGCAACCAATGGGTATTCTCTTTGTAACAAGTTGTATGTGGCCGCTGGGAAAACAGTGAGACTAGTACTTTCTGGCGCCGGCACCATACAAGGGATACACACATTGTACATCATCGGCAAGCGCTTCGCGGTCTAGTGCGGGAAGACTTTAAGGGGAGGTTAAAAGCCTCCCCTTAAACCTGACTAGGAGGAGAAGATTCATGCCTTTTTATGAATACTTCTGCCAGGCTTGCGGTTATCAGTTCGAGAAGTTCAATCGGATAGCGGAGCGAGACCTAGCGAGTTGTCCGAAGTGTGGCGCAAGGGCTGACCGCAAAATCTCAGTAGTCAATCATACTTTTGGCTGGACATTAGCTGATTCCAGCCACGAACGGGGCAATCCCGATATTCGTATTCGGGATGTATAAAGGAGGTCTGAACTATGGTGGAAAATAAGACCAAACGGGATGAGAAGGGTAAATTTAATCAATCGAACCCAGATAGTACAATCGGCGGGAAGGCAAAGCCGAAAGCAAGCATCAAGATTAGACTTTATCGGGCGACAACAAATACTTGGGAGGATATTAACTGATGGCCACAATTTATGTATCAAAGGGTGAAGAAGTAGTCGTTGATGCCATAGAAGGTGGGACAGCCTGCTATATCGGCTGGGGAACAGGAGCAGGCACGGCGGCTAAGGGCGATACTGACCTTTTTACTCCTGCCACTGAAGCAAGGGTAGTGGGAACAGAAAGTCAACCAACGGCCGACAAGAACCAATGGGTAGCCACTATAACCTGTGCTGGGGCTGGCAAGACTATCACTAACGCAGGTCTGTTTGATGCTGCTGGGACTGGTAGCCCACCTAGCGGGGGCAATCTAGTCATTCATGGAGACTTCACTGGGGTTGTCCTTGCCGTTGGTGATGCAATCCAATTCACCATAACGCTAGAACAAACTTAAAGGCGGGCTAATGCAGATAATCAGGGAAGTCATTGGCGATAACTTATCGCCTGTGAATCTATCTGATGGAAGCTGGCTGAATGCCACTCAAGCTGGGTTTGACGCTAGGCCACAACCTCTAAAACCTAATGAGGTCGTTTGGGGAACGCCATTGCCTAAACCGCAGGTAGCGCTCTTCTGGCCGACTAAAAGTGCCTTTGCCTGGCTGGTTGATGGGAAGCTGGTCTGCGAGGCATACATCAGGCTCATCTCAGGTACTCAATCTTTCTTGTTGACCAACCCACAGGCCAGGGTAGCCGAGTATGCCACAGACGCAAAACAGAGTAAGTTCGGCTGGACAGCCAACTATAGGATTCTAAACCGTGACTTTCCTTTCTACATGCGCCAGGTGGCATCACCTATTCGGGAAGACTTCGCCATTCAGGTTGGATTCACCGCTCCCAGAACAATCCCTGCTTTCTCCTATGAGTATGTCTTCATCCCTGGGCCGGATATTGACACGATAAGAGTGCACCGCCATAATCCGCCTCTATATCAGACAGTAGATATTCCGATAATTCCCACGGCGAGCACGGACTTTTCCTCCGACACCAGCCCGAATATCAACTTTTTATCCAGCGGCGAGTTCATAGCCAACTTTCATTGCCGAGACCTCTGGGAAAAGGCGCAGAGTCGCTATTACAAGATTGAGTCGGTGACGATAGATGGCGCGCCAAAGCTGGCTGTTGTTATCGGCTTCCGCTTTCCGGGGCTTACATTGGGGCAGCAATTCACGAACGATGGCTACTTTGGCTCTACGGGTTATGCTGACACGACTTCAGAAGGTGCCAATTATTTGCAGGCCAGTAAGTGGCAGAACACGGTCGGCACTGGCACGCTGACAAAACTTGCGATTCAATTTGTGGACACGTCACCCACAGGCAATGTTAAACTGGCGGTTTATACCAACAACGGAAGCAACCGGCCTGATGTCTTGGTGGTTAATGCTGGGGCTATTGCCGTAGCCAACGGCTGGGTAGAAATCAGCGGGCTGAGTGCTTCGGTGACAACTGCCCTATATTACTGGCTTACTTTCTTACAGGACAGCACTAATACCATTGGCTTGAACTGGCTAGACCCCGAAACTCGGGCATATAAGGCAAGGCAATATACTGCTGGCCCCCCCAACCCCTTCGGCACTCCTGATGGGGTAGATGGCTACAGAATGGCCATGCGGGCTTATGTCACCCTGGGGGGAGGGACGACTTACTACCAAACTTTAACGGGGGTAGCAGTTGGGGCAGGAGTTCTCTCTAAGATAGGTGGTTTCAAAAGGACTTTGACCACCACGGCAATTGGCACACCAGTTCTCTCTAAACTAGGTAACTTTTATAGGACTTTGACTGCCATTGCTACCGCTTCAGCTATATTGAACAAGGGAATGTATAAGGTCTTGACGGCTACGGCTGTTGGAGTGCCACTATTGACTGCACAAAAAGTCTTTCTCAAACTTCTTGCCGCAACCGCTCAAGGCACAGCAACTCTCTATAAAGTTGTCTCGAAGAGTTTAGCCGCTATTGCCACTGGTACTCCAGTTCTGTCTAAGGTAGGTAGTTTCTATCGGACTCTATCTGCAACTGCGGTCGGTGTAGTTACACTGGCCAAGCCAGCCACATTTTATAGGAGTCTCTTGGCTACTGCTGTCGGTAGTGCGGTGCTTTCCAAAATAGCCACCTTCTATCGTGCCCTCTCAGCTACCTCTTCTGGCATTGCTGGACTAACTAAGACTTTTATCGCCGCAGGAGCAATGACTTATTACCAAACTCTTACTGCGGTTGCTCAAGGAGTATCTGTTCTGACTGGGATTACAATCCGGGCTTACGAACTTCTCTTACGACCCTTTGCCCATAGTCCAAAAAGGGGAGGATAAATGACTATTGCTTTATCGGAATTGATAACTGGATTCTTAAAGTTTATCCATGCAGTGAGTGTCATTTCTGCCGCTGATACCGGTAGCGATGCTACTAAGATTATTGATAGCGCGCTCTCTGTCTATCCCGATGAGTGGTTCAACGATTGGTGGGTTTATATTACCTCGGGCGCCGCCTCTGGCGATGTCCGGCAGATTGAAGACCACGATAAATCCACGACTAAACTTGACCCCTATGTGGATTTCTCGGCGGCGATAGGCGCTGGCGATACCTACGAACTCAGCAAGTATGACCGGGCGGATGTCATTGAGTCCATCAACGAAGCTCTATCCTCATTGTATCCCAGATTGTACCGTAAAATTGCTTTTGTTGACTTGGGGCATGACCTCTTATCTGCAAATGCCGCGTCTGGTCAACCGTATGTCAGTATCTATGATGCGAGTCTTTTTTATGTTGGCCAACATATTACAATATCGGATACCGATGGTAATGAGGAACTAGAAATCAATGCCATAGATAATACAATACAGCGACTTCAGATGACTACCAACCTCACCAATTCCTATTCTACGGCCAAAGATGCCGAGATTTATGCACAGTCTGGTCATTACTTCAATCTTGGTGCTACTATCGGGAATAGTCGGGTAATCGGGCTTTGTGTGTTGTCAGACCAAACCTCCGAACGGAAACCTTATCGTAATTTTGAGGTTGTGAAAACATCCTTTTGTCCGAGGGCGATTTACTTCCCTAAGAGTGTTTCAGTGAATAATCAAACTTGGTTAGTTGAAGCTATGGGAAAGTTGGAACAATTGACAGCTCCGACTGACACGGTTAGCCTTGAGGACGAGAGGGTGAACCTTCTGTATGCTCAAACAGGTTATCATCTCTATGACACCATGGCTAACCAAGTTTCGGCTGGAGACCGCCGGGCATTAAACGCCCTGGCCCTAAAGTACCGCGACCAGACAAATAATGAGTTCCGTAATCTGTGGATGCCAAAGCCGATTGAACAAGCGAATCTAACTACGGATTAAGGGAGTAATCAAAATGGGCTTATTGAATCCTCTACATGCCTTGATGTGGGGTAGTGCACTTGTCATAAGTAACGATGCTCCTGTTGCGGTTAAGGCAATGGCCCGGGTTGCTAAAACCGCATTGCAAGAACGCATCCAGATTTGCGATGGAACAGCAGATGATGTGGAAATACAGGCAGCGATTGATGCATAACAAAAGTGATGGAAGAAATTAAGATAATCTCAAGTAATAAAGATGGTGCTGAACTCAGGAGAGAAAAAATCTCGACCAAATATACGGTCAGATGCGATGGAAAAGCAGATGATGAAGAAATACAGGATGCTCTTTCTGAAGCTGGGACTAAAAAATGGTTTGGTTTAGGAACAGCCTGGGATAGAGTTTTCGGAGGTAAACCATGAGTGGAAAAGTCCTTCTTACAGATGGGCAGTTCAATATTGCCTCCAAATTGGTCATTGCCAAGCCCAGCATTGATTTTTGTGGTTATGGCCATTCTTCACTTCTTAAGGCTACTGCTATATTAGCCGATGATATTTTGGAGGTCACGGAGCAGTATGCAAGTGTACATGACCTCCGCCTTGATGGAGCTTTGCAAACGGCTGGTAATGGTCTAGTCTTCAATCGTCCTGCTCCTGGTCAGCAGTATTCAAAGGCTTATGGAATAGATTTGGAGAACATCTATGGCATCGGTTTGAGAGTTGCAGGAGGCTCGGATTGGAGAGGCCATGACATCAGAACGTATTGTTGCGGGACTGGAGTTTCAATAGAAACATCTGGTATCACCCTCACGGATTATCTTCTTGTCGGGGATGACACAGGTTTGTCCATTTCTAATGGCGGTTGGCTGTACTTTTATGCTGGGCGTATCTGGGGTTGTGTCAATTACGGCATTGACTTAATAAAAGGTGCCTGGATTGGCTTCCAGGGACTTGACGTTGATAATCTAGGTAAGCATGGCATCTATATTCACCCCAGCGTGGCTGGCAATGACGTGTACTATGTTCTCCTCGATGGCATTCATGTGATGGAGACGAGTAAAGACGGGAATGATGTCTATGATGGTATTCATATCACGAGAACGGGCTCTGGATTGGCAACAAAGGTAGTAATAACCAATAGTTTTCTATCAGATTATCCTTATGCTAGATATGCCTTGTTCTCCGATTGCCCAGGAAGCCTTAATGTATATAGGAATCCTCTCATATCCTCAATAAGTGTTCCTTTCAGGTCTGATGTCATTGTTGAAGACAATCCTGATATTTTGGGTAGTCAAGAAACTAGAATGGAATACGTTGCCCTTACTCCTGGTTTGGCCGATGCTTTCACCTTTAACTGGCAAAATCCCTATGATAAGAACTGTATCGTTAAGCGGATAGTGGTTTATATCTGGGTATCTGGCGGAACGGCAACAGCCGTACTTAATATTGGAGTGGCTTCAAATACGGGAGTAGAATCCGATAACTTAATTGATGGATTAGACCTTAACCAAACAGGTGTTTTTGATAATCTTGGCAATCCAGGAACAAATGGTAAGACTGTACAGATTCTTAATGCCAAGAATGGAGCGAACGATTGGATTACGGGAGTCATTAAAGTGGCGAATGCCTCCAGTTTAGCAGGAAGAGTATTTATTGAGCTAAGAGCAACCCCATAGAATATTAACTTTAGCGGGGTAAATTATGACACTGCCAAATATTCAGGCACCAAATGAAGTACCATCAGACAATTGCTTACTACATAAAGGGAAAAGGGGATGGCTGATATTGACAACCTAGGGCCCGGGACGATAGATGTAGAAACAGAACGGGCTAGAGAAGCAGCCTGGAAAGAACTGGTTGACAAGAAGTTCAATGGGGATGAAGCCGCCGCCGTCTACCAGACGCTGATTGATGGGCTTGATATTAACCAGACAGGCATATTTGACAATATTGAGAATAAGGGTGTGAACGGCAAAACCACTGGTCTTCTTCATGCCGCTGGTGGAGCTAATGACTGGCTCACTGGCAGGATTAAAGTAGCCAATGCCAGCAATCTAGCTGGCAGGGTCTACATAGAAGTAAGAGCTGGGCCGTAATCCTAGATTAAAAGGAGATTTGAATGGTTGATGCTCTACTTGACCAATACGATATTTACTACATTAACCCATCAGGGGCAAAGATGGGCTTCATGCTGGCCAAAGATACAAACGAGGTCAAGGCATGGGGCAGGACTGATGCCAGAGCATTGCCTGATTCCTATGCTCCTGGCGATATAGGTTATGCCAACCTCAGCCCAGACCAGCAGAAGGTATTGGCACAACGATATTTTCATGGAGGCTTCGGCGCCATTGATTTTGAGACGGAGGAAGATACCGACTTCACCAAGACTCGCTGTTGGAAAAGTGAGAATATAGATTGCCGGTGCAAGGGCAAGGTATACCCTGGCCCAAAGGTAGTCAGTCTGCCCATGCCCACTTTACCATCTGATATTGTGAACCCAGGATTCGAAAGCGGTAGCGGGGGACAGCCGACAGATTGGACTTATGCACAATCTGGCGATGGGGTTGGCGACTGGTATTCTGGGGAACACCATTCAGGTGCATATTCAGTCCGTCTAGTATTGGGTGCCGGGGTTGGTTGGGTTAAATATACCCAGAATTTTACTAACCCGACAGGGTGGAGACGCCTGCTAATGACGGTGAAAGTCTGGGGAAAGGGACAAAGCAGTGCCCAACGGTTAGCTACTCTTAAGATTTTTGTCGATGGCATTGAAGCAGTTTCATACAGCTTTGCCGATTGTGCTGATTGGACTCAACAAACTGTAGCTTGGATTATCTGGTCCGGAGCAACCTCTATCACTGTAGAATTGAAATATACCTACGCTGGTGCCAGCGGTACTTTCTATTTCGATGATGTCAGCGTTGAGCTGCAATACAGCAATGTCAGCCAGGTAATCCCCTTCGGCGGCAAGAACTACTTTGCGGCGGGAACCCTCTTGGGCAGGGTCAACGATGCTGGGACGGCACTTCAGGGCGTTTGCAACTTCCTTTATCCCATTACGCACCTGGCCACCTTCGGCGATTATCTCTATATCGCCTTGAGTGCCAGCTATGCATATTGGTATATGAGCTCGGGTGAAGGCTTCACTGAAGGCAGCCTAGCCAACGGGGAGGCTGATAGATTCTGTGCGGTGGGTTCTACTTTCAAGCAACTGAAGTTACCCAACAAAATCCGCAGTGCCACCGACCCGACCAATACCGGAGCATGGGGAAGCGAGATACTGGTTGGGTCATCCCTTTACCCCGTCAATGATATGGTATCCTATCTTGGCTTGCTTTATTGCATGAAGACAGACGGCCCCTGGTATATTGATGCTTCTGGCACACCCCAACAACCCTTCCCCGAATTGGTGTCTATCGCCAATACAAACGCTGGCAAGAACAGTGATATTTGCCGGAACAAGATTTACTTTCGCATGGGGCTTGTCTCCGAGTGGGAGTTAGATGTCAATAGTATCATGGAGGTTACACCCAGCGATATAGCTCCAGGCGTGGTTGACTATATCTACCCGTGTCTTGCCAGGGCGCATGATGACTCTTGGCTTTATTCGCTAATGAAGAGAGCCAATAATAATATTGCCCTTCTGGCTGGCCGATGGGAGACAATCGGCGGTGCGGATAGATGGATATGGCATGACATCAGGAAACTCACTGGGATTACTGAACCTTCCTGCGCTATTGTCACCAGCGTTGAGGGCAGACCCTATCTTTATATTGGCTCTACCGTGGTATCCGAGGGGATGCTGAAGGTCTATCTCTCTACAACAAACGATGCCACTGCCGATTCGGGCTATCGCTTTGCTGTCAGCGAAATGTGGCCTACTACCCCCGCTGGTAGACTCTGGAGTAGTTGCTTTGCCACTTTGTTGACGGTGGCAAACAAGCGCTGGCAAGAGTTATATCTTCGGACGCAGAATTGCAATGCCTCGAATTATTTTAATGTTTTTTACTCGACAGATGGTGGTAGTACCTTCTACTATCTCGGCATAGCGAATGTTAGTCCTGAAAAGACCCTCGCATTCCCAGCAAGTATTGATAGTTCTATGATGAATCTGTTTTTTTCTTTTGTGACTGATAGTGAGACCGTCCCTCCAATCCTGATTACTTTCAACCTAAAATGTCTTACCGTCATGCCGTCAGTATCTACATTCCAGCATATTATCAAGTGTGATTCCAAACTGCTGACCAAGAAGGTCCGCATCAGTGAACTTCAGCAGGGAACAATCATTGACTTTATTGATACATTGAGAGACCAGATTTGCACACTCGGAGACCGGTGGGGGAACGAGCATAAGGTCAGGGTTACAATCGTTGAGGAGAGGGAGGTCTTTGACGAGGATAGCCTGAAACCATCAATGCAATACCGTTTTGAGGCAATGAAGGTCGGGTGAAAAAGGAGAGATAATATGCCCCTCAAATATTTTGACTGTTTAGATGGTGTAAGACGGGAAGTGGCTGAATGTCTGAAGCATTGTCCTCGGCCTGATGGCCGGTGCCTTTCCCTACCTACTCTTATGGATATTGGTAGTACCCGGCAGTGGACAGGTAAGCCCTCAACTACTCAACTGCTCAATGGCACCCGGATGACTTTTCTCCAGATAACCAAAGATTATGCCATACAGCCATATGAACAGGCTTTTGCCTTGCTCGGAACCAGGCATCACCATCGATTAGAAAAGGTAGCTCTTAAAGTCAATGCCTTATCTGAGGAGCAACTGGGCGGTGATATAACTGGAATCCTTGACCTCTTGGTGCCCGATGAAAACTCAGAGATTGAAACCTACGAACTGTGGGATTATAAAACATCGGGAAGTTTCCAAGTGGCGAAGGCTTTGGGTTTACAGGGTGTCAAGGTTCCTGACCCGACTGGAGCAGTTTATCAGAAGTCAGGGAACTGGGGCAAGGCTGGCAGTCCCAAGATGATTACAATATGGGAAGAACATCCTGAAAACGCTGATATGGATGATTGGATTTTACAACTGAATCATTACCGTCTGAAGATTGAGGCGTTAGGCTTCCCGGTAAGCTGGCTGATTATTCAGGATACGGTAAGGGATGGTGGCACAAGCGTATCTCTTGGGCGTGGGGTGACTGAAAAGATTTACAAGATTCCTATTCCGAGGATGGATAACCAGAAGGTTCTTGAATACTTTGGGGTAAAAGCCTATGAATTAGAAACTGCACTTCTCAAGAATGAATTGCCTCTACCATGTTCAAACAAGGAAACCTGGGATGGTCGAAGATGCGAGAAATTCTGCGCCGTCTCCGAGTTTTGCGATTGCGGCACTAAAGAAAGCAAACAAAAGAAGAAGGAAGGCGATGGCAAGACAGGTTGATATTGAAGAAATGCAGCCGAGCGATACCTTGCTCTTTCAAGGGACAGATTCTGTCTTTAAGTTCTTTTCCTTTTTCCTGACTATCTTTGAACCAGTTTGGAGGCAGTGGAAGAAAGCCAGGTGGTTGCCCTGGCACTGCGCCAAAGCCTGGATTAAAGGTTATCAAGCCTGGGGCATACTTGAAGCGACAGCCGAAGGTATGCGATTGAACTGGTATAGCATCGCAGAACTGAAAAAACACGCCAGAGCCTATCGGCTTTTTGAGACACCACCGCCACCTGACCAGATGGATGTCTTCCTCAAAGAGATTATCGGTAAGCCCTACGATGTGGCGATTTACTTCTGGACAAGTCTACAGTACCTTATCCGGCACTATTTCAATCACCGCATTCCCCGGCTACTTGATGACCGATACACCTGCTGGGAAGGCAACGAAAAATTTGACTCTGAATTCGGCAAACCCTGGGGAAGCCCTTACGATTGCGTGATGATAACCGACTTTATGAAAACTGTTGAGGGAGACTGATATGTCAGACAAACACCTTGAGTTTGAGGCCAAAACCGACCGGGAGTTGTTGTTGCTCACGGCCACAACGGTCAATGACTTGGCCGAAGAGAAAATCCCGGAACTGCAAAAACAAATTACCTCCATCGAGTTAGCCGCCAGGGACCAGGACAAGCGCTTATCTTACCGGGAAGTCATCTGTGAGCAGAGGCATAAAGGGAACCAAACACAATCCAGGACAGGCAATGATGTGAAAAAGGTCGCTGGCATCGGGGGCGGTTCTCTGGGTGGCGCAGTTCTCATTGTCTACTTTATTGGCAAGTTGCTGGGTTGGTGGTAAGTGAAGAATCAGAGCGAAGCGCAACAGTGGCTGGACAATTTACTGAGGGATACCAAAAGAGACCTTAACCTTAATGATGAAGACATTACCGAGCTACTGTTGCGGAACGCGGTCAACTATTACGTCAAGACCCTTGCCAAGCGCCACCTAGTGAACACTGAGCCCTCTTAAAGAAGGTGGTGGTAGAAAGATATATCCCAGGTGCCCTTCGTTGCTTAAAACGAGGGGCGGTTTTTTAGTTTATACCCCCCCCCTTGACAAATTCGCAAGTCTGTGATAAGATAGTAGCAAGATGGGATACAGAATACTAGACAAACAAAATCGTAATGAAAGGATATTCAAGTTCTGGCAGGCACATCCGAAGATGACATACAAAGCCATTGGCCGGGTCTTTCACATCAGTGAATCTAGGGCATGGAGAATAATCCTGCAAGAACACAAAAAGGCCACTGGCGGAGACGGAAATGAGAAACTACCAAAGACAAGCAATACAGTTGGCGGGTGAAATTCTCAAAGATTTAAACAAACCCGTCTATCGTATCTGTCCAGGTTGCGGCAAGCCGACAGATGAACCCTTTGGAAATGATGGGGACAAATATGGTCATGTCTATCATGCTAGGTGCTGGGAAAATAAAAAGGGGAGAAGGAACGGGAATGAGAAGGTCTGACCAATTAAGGTTACATAACATATACTGTGCCAGCTGTGGTTTAATAGGCTCAGCCCTTAACATAACCAATAATTTAGCTCAATTCAACAGCCTCAGAAAATTATGGTAACTGGGGCTGTTTTTTGTTCTTTAACAACTGAATACTGGGCGGGATTGAGAAAGAGGGCACGCAAAAGGCACAAGATAAGTCCTGCGCCTATACCCTGAATCACTACCCGCCCAGTATTAAGAGGTTAAGGGAAAATGAAAACACCACAATGGGCACAGGATTTGATAATAGACGCAATGATTCAACTTGAGAGTAAAGGTTATCAAGGTGACTTACCAGATATTAAGTGGCGCAAGGCTACTGCTAGAGCCTATGATTTTATCAATGACAAAGATTACCGTAAGCCACGCAATACCTCTAGCGGTATATGCCACGAGCAACATATCACAATAGTCGCTGGCCATAACCGCACGGATTGCAAGTTGGTAATATTGCATGAACTAGCCCATTGGGTATTACCTTATAAATGTGGCCACGAGGGACATACGCCTAGATTCTGGGATATAGCTTGGGACTTATTCCAGTGGGCTAAACTACCAGTCAGGTATTGTTTACAGCGTGAACAGACCTACCGCAAGGGAGCGGTAGTAGCATACCATAATAACCGCAAGGCCAACGGAGTCTAAAGTAATTATCTACCCGGCCCTATTCAGAGGTTAAGAAAGGGCATAATAGGGGCAAAAAGTAGGGGAGGGAAAATGAAGACGAAAAGGGTCTTAGGTTTCAAACTTGCCCGCCCCGATGGATTTGATTTCTACACTGGAAAGACTATCAATTACCGTGAAAATGTTGGTCAGATAGTCAGACCACCAAAGCCGAATGCATCGTTGGGAGTTTGTAGTTCAGGTGTTTTGCACGCCAGCAAGAACCCGAAAGATTGCTTTGTCGGCGCTAATATACCTTGTTCCGCATATCGGGTAAGCGGTATCCCCGTTTGTGGAGACAAAACGAAATGGGGATTTATTGAACTGAAAGTTATCCGTGAAATCAGTGATTTAGATAAACTGTTTGGGTGGAAGTATTCCGAAGTCATCAACCCAATTTATCCTTTTAAACTACGCCAGGTTACACAAGTAACCAATGAACAAATAGACCTATTAAGACAATGGGCTTCGGTCAGGGCTTCGGTCTGGGATTCGGTCTGGGATTCGGTCAGGGATTCGGTCTGGGCTTCGGTCAGGGATTCGGTCTGGGCTTCGGTCTGGGCTTCGGTCAGGGATTCGGTCTGGGCTTCGGTCTGGGATTCGGTCTGGGATTCGGTCTGGGCTTCGGTCAGGGATTCGGTCTGGGGTTCGGTCAGGGATTCGGTCTGGGCTTCGGTCAGGGCTTCGGTCAGGGATTACGTCAGTTCACTATTCCCCAATATCAAAAAGTGGAAGTTTACCAAACATAAAGCGGGAATTTATCCATTCCAGCCAGCAGTGGATTTATGGAGACAGGGAATAGTCCCTAGCTTTGATGGTAAGTTGTGGCACCTCCATTCAGGGGAAAAAGCAACGATTATTTGGGAAGGAAAACTCTAAAGTAAGAGGCATAATAGGGGCAAAAAGTAGGGAGGGGAATTATGCCACAGTCACTGAAGGTCAGGTTCAACGGAAACAAAACGGAGGTCTTGGAGTATGTCAGAATGTGGGGTCGGCAAAAGGCAATGTCCAAGTTCGAGGTCCGCGACTATATCGCATTTAGTAAGTTTCTTGAGGCAGAAACAAAAGACCCGGGCTTTGGTCTACGTCCTCTTCTCGGTGACTCCTGTAATTCCTTTAGCATGTCAAATTTTCTGGATACGGTTGTTAACAAGATTGATACGCTTAGAAAAGAGAGGGATGATGCGAGGGCGGAATTGAAACAGGCCCGGTTAGAGATTGAATATCTGAGGACTCAACAGGCATTAGAGATTGAGCCAAAACTACAACAGGTCATGGCCGAGTGTGAAATTTGAGAGGATTAAGACATGGTGGTTGAAACATTTACTCTGCAACTTCCCAGGTGGCGGTTAAAGCAGTGCCCTAAATGCCAGGGTGATATGTCCCATGATGGCTCAGACCGCTCCTGGGTATGCCTCCAATGCGGTCACAGAGACTATGATGATGAACCGTTGCCATTTCTTTACGGGCAAGGCCAGTTTGATAAGCACTTCGGCCAATCACTACGGCCAGTATCTTGGCACCGGCCATGTGAAGTAACCTGCCCTCAGTGCAAGAAGACCCGGATAATAACTGGGCCAACAACAAGCGGACTTTGCGGTCGCTGTGCCCAAGTTTTAAGGCACGCAAAAGAAAAGGAACAGGGAAGATGAAACGGATTGATTTATTGGCGATAATCTCGGTTGTGGTTATCTTTGCAGGGGGATTTCTCCTCGGAATAAACTGGCCGTCCTCACCAAGCCATGCCTTTGTTCCTATGAATCAACACCAAGCCATTGAGTTTGTTGAATCTTGCATTGCTTCCCACCAACAGTACATAGACCATCCCGAATGGTGCGATAACAAAACGGGCTCGGTGGATTTCAATCAACGAGTGAACGAAAACTACAAGGGTTTGCTGGAATATTTGAAGATACTTTGGAAGGAGGGAAAAATCTATGGAAGGTAGGGTAGAAAGGATACTAACCGACAATAGCCATGAACGTCTCAAGGCAGTTTGGGATGGGGAACGGTTTGCTCTTGTGCATGAAAACAAAGGCCAACAACCCTATAGTA